ATACTATATATTCTAAATATATTTTTTTAATTTAATTTCGTGTTATTTATACTACTTTTATGGACAATCATTTCACTTATTTTAAAAATATTTAAATTATACAACATTACTTTCCAATCTAATTCAGAAATTTTATTATAAGATTTTAAATACAATACACTATGGATAGGATATCTATCATATTCATCATTTGAATAAGTGTCACACAATTGCGTATTCTCTAAATTGAATCTTACACTTTTCATTAAAAATATGTTTAGTAAATATAAATATTATATAAACATATTTTTAATTTTTAAATAAGATTTTATAATTACTTGTAATTACTTGTAATTACTTCCTTTTAACATTTTATCTTGTTCTTTTTTTTGTATAGCATCTGTCAAGACAAAATTATAAATTTCATTATCGACAAAACTTTGTAGTTGCAATTCTCTTATATTTTCCAAATGTTTTTTTAATTCATTACATTTATTAAAATTAAGTAAGCTTAAAATTTTCAATCCTTTTTCAACTTCTAAAAGTATTTGTAATTCCTTAATCATTTATATAAATATTTTATAGTAAAAATTATTTTTATAGTAAAAATAATTTTTATCAATTTTTTCAAGAAAATTTCTGTTCAATTTTTATTATTATTTAGAACATAAGGATTTTCTGCAAGTTGTGCCTTTAATAAATCTGGTTGAAATCTATCATCGCTTCCTTCTATTTTGTTTCCTTGCATATTAATAATATGTTTATCTGGTATAATTTGAGGTAATCTTGCATTCATATTAGAACGTTTATCTTGTTCTTCTTTTAATAAAAGATTTGCTGTTGTTTTTACTTGTCCAAAAGAAACTTTTCCTGAAGAAATTTGGAATTTCTGATGCCCTCCAGGTCTTTGTCCCATAAGTAAATCTTGTTTCAAGTCTCTTATATCTGCATTTTGATATTGAACTCTAGATTCAGTCTCGTTTTTGTAATGAGGATTACCTTTATAGTTACTGTTTTCTGTAATAATTTCTTTATTTGTAGTTTTTGCATCGTATTTACTTGTAAGATATCCTAAACCATTTTGTCCATTTGTATGTTGACCTAAATATTTATTATCGATTAAATTTTGTTTTTGAGTATCTTTTGGTTTCATATCAGACATTCCAATATTATGCGGATCACTTTTATTTAATGTATAAGATGCTTTAACATACCCTGAATCATTTTCTCTTAATGTAGTTTCTTTTAATGTCGTTTTTACTTTATCAAATGGTTTTAAAACAACTCCTTTTTGAATAGGTTGAACTGTTCCTGTTTGAAAGTTTTCTTCAGTAGTAGATCTTTCATTTTTATATTGTTTCATACCAGATCTACCATAATCATTAACCATTTTAGTTGTACTTATATTTCTCACATAATCATTTTCATAATTAATTCTTTTTGGTTCCTGAAAAAGTGAATCTGTTATTTCATGTAATTCTTTACTATTATCAATATTTCCTATTCTTTGAGGAAATTTATCTAAATATTTTGCATTACCAGTATATTCTATATTATATTCCTTTCTATAAGTTGGTTTAAGATTAAGACTATAATCTTGTAATACCTCAGGAGCTATATATGCACCAGGACCTTTAAACAAATTATCTTGTGTTTTTTCATAAAAAGTAGGAGGTCGATTCTTTTTTACTTTAGGAGCAACTCCTCTTACTTCACCCATTTTACCAGGAAATACAACTCCAGCATATGTTTGTTTAGGATTATTACCAGGACGCAATTCATTTACCTGTTTAAATTCTGGTCGAATATTATTTTCAAAAGTACCAGCTTTTGGAGCAGCTATATAAACTTGTTCGAATGGTTTTTCACCTTGTTTATAAACAGATTTAATATACCTGTCTTTTATTATATCAGTAGTAGATGGCATACCATTAATATTTTCTGGTTTCACATCATAAAAACTTTCTACTTCCTTTTTATGTCCAAATTCTGCACTTTTACCTGTATATCTATCTAAAAGACTCACGTTTGAAAATCCTTCTACGTTTTGTTTTGTATTACTTCCAAAAAATGGCACCATATTGTTATGTTCCTTTTCATAAGATAATCCTGTTAATACATTTATATTTTCTTTACCTTCTTTACTTTCATTAAATTTAACTGTAGACTGAAACATTGGCATATTATGAATTCCGTTATCTACTAATGATTCTATTTTGCCTATACGATTCATATCATTCAGTTCACCTAATTCTTTTGAAGTTAATGTTTTAATGTCTTTTTCTAATTTGGCCGGATCAAGTCCTACTGCACTATACGAATTAAAAAATGGTAATACAACACCAGTTTCTACTGGGTTATACGCATCTTTATAATTTTGTAAAGATCTTTTTAAAACTTGATCGTTTGCTTCAGTAACAACATTTGATGTATATATGTTTTCACCATTCGGCTTATCAAAAGTTTCTATCATATCACGGACACCTTTAGATTGTTTTCTATTATCTTTTCCATTTTTACTAAAATAATATCCAACTAATGTTGTTAATCCTATTAGCGGAATCGTTAAATCAGCCATTAATATATAATATCAATAGAAATAAAGTTTAATAAAAAACTTTAAAAATCTTTATTTTTTAGTATTTTATTCTTTTTAGTATTTTATTCTTTTTAGTATTTTATTCTTTTTAGTATTTTATTCTTTTTAGTATTTTATTCTTTTTAGTATTTTATTCTTTTACATCCAATTTAAAAAACGTTTTATTACATGTTTATCGAGATTTATAACTTTGTTATAAACATCTTCAAAACGAATAGGTGAATTTGTATTTTTATATTGTGCATGCAATTGTCTTAATGTTCTATAGTAAATATGATCCTCTTCAACTTTAATTTCATGTTTAACATGTGAATTAATATACAATCTATGAATTGTTTTTACAAGTTTTAAAATAGATGCTTTAATAAAAGCAAATGTGAATTGATATTCTTTATATATCTTTTCAAGTAAATCAAGTGATTCTGGTTTGTTTAATAATTCTATATATCTAATTCTTATTTCAGGAACATTTCCTCTAATATTTTTTATAATTTTATAACTTTCAAAATCAATCTTGTATACACTTGAAATTCCTTCTACATTTCTAATTCTAATTATCAATCCTCTTTTGTTTGATAAATCAAAAGGTTCGTTGGATTTTATAATAGAGATAAATTTATCATTATCTATGTATTCTTTTCTTATAATATTTAAATTGTTTCTAAATATAAATGTATCATCTTCAATATGGTTATTATTATCAATCTTTGAAATATAAATCAAACTATTCTTTTTATGTTTTACAACAATTCTATTTTCTCTATGAAGTAAAATAAAAAAGTATGTTGAATTTTTATCAAGATCTAAAAGATCATTTTTATCGAAAATTTCCCAAAAAAGTTCATTAAAACTTTTAGTACTTGACCAAAAGCTTATACTTGCATCTATACATTTAGTAGTAGATGTAAACCATTCGTTATTATAATTATATAATCTGATCATAGTTCCATCTTCGCAATATTCAATACTCATATTTTTATTTGAAATGATTTCATTTAATTCTTCTGCGCTTTTTACATCTTCTATTTGCGGATAACACATTGCAACAATTTTATTTGTATCCTTTTCAAAAATAATACCATTTGCTTGTTTTTTAATACCTTGCCGTCTAACGACATCGTCGGTAAAGGTACCTTGCCGTCTAACGACATCGTCGGTAAAGGTACCTTGCCGTCTAACGACATCGTCGGTAAAGGTACCTTCATTTAATCCATCGTCATGTTCCTCAATTTTATTTCTATTTGCAAGTAAATAAAGATTGTTTTGTTCCTTTACATATAACATTTTAGAAAAACCTTTAATATCATCAAAAGTTTTCTCATTAACAAAATCACATACATCGTTTACATTAATCAAAGACATCTTGTTATAAAATAGTAAAAAAAGAAATATAATATTTATAATTTATAAATTTAAAAATTTATTCATTTTTTTTTTAACTAAATTTTATAAATTTATCTATAGTATTTCCTACTGTAACAGTAGCATTTTCAATAATAGACAATCTTGTTTTTGCATCTTCTACACGTTTATCATCTAAATTATTAAAAATCTTGGATTGCTGTTCGTTTTTATCAAATAATTTATGATTTACCATTTTTATATTTTTAATATCGATTTCTTCCATATAATCACTTGATATAAACATCGGGTATTCTACCATTTTATAAATCTTATTTTCTATAAAATTATTTCTAAAATCTTCTATACTTAACTGTCCACCAAACATCTTTAATGTATATCTACAAGGTGCTGGTTTTAATTTACAGCTTAATAAATTTGTTCCAGTCAATTTACTATACAGAAATTTTATGTTGTGATCTACATTATATAATTTATTTGTATTTTTATAAGCAATCATACATGAAAAACTACAAAATACACCTTTTACACGAAATTTATTAATAGATTTATCATAATAAACTGGTAATCCGACAGGTACTGTTGTGAACGTATGACAACACCACCAACAACATACAGAAGTAGTATGTAACCATTCTTTATTTTCAACAAAATCATTTAGTATTTCAAAGAATCCTCTTTTTCTTGATTCTTGAAGATTACTAATTTCATTTTCTTGTTTGTTTTCTTTTTTATTATTTAATATTTTGTTTTTAATCTGTGTTTCTAATTTATGTATAAGAATGTTATCTTGTTTTTCTCTTATTTCAATACGACGTTCATATAATTCATTAACATCCAAATCGTCATTTTCTAATATATCATCATATTCTTTTTGTAATTCAATTCTGTTTTCAACATTTGTCTTTTTTAATTCTTCAAATACAGTTGTTATGATTTCTTTTTTATCTAATTTAGTAATATTTACCAACGGTTCCGATAGAAAAGATTCATTATTAATTACAGATATATTATCATTTGATTGCAAAGTACCAAAATCATTTTCGCTTTCGCTACTCTTATTTTCGCTTTCGCTACTCTTATTTTCACTTTCTTTTTCATCTTGAATATCTAAATGCAAAATGTAATTATTATTGTCCTGTAATACTGTTGTTAATGGTATCTTTTTTCTAATAGAAGAACTAAAATATTTTACAGCTGCTTTACGACCACGTTTTTTCTTTTGCTTTACTTCTTCTACACATTCCTTCTTTTTTCTACCTCTCTTTTTTTTTTCTTCAACTACCTTTTCAACAATTTGTTTATCAGATATTTCTTTACGTGGTCTTCCCTTTTTTCTTTTTACTACTGGTGATTCGTCTAATGATAGTTTACTTAACTTGCCGTCTAACATCAAAGGTACCTTGCCGTCTAACATCAAAGGCACCTTGCCGTCTAACGACATCTCTCCGTCATTTTTATCTAAATCTTTTTTATCAGACATTTTTTATTATTATTTTTTATGTTTAATTAGTTTTTCAATTTTTTGATAAAATTAATTTCTAAATAAAGTTTAAATAGAACAAAATGGAAAAACTTCCTAATTTAATCGAAACACTATCATTTTTAAAATTTCCAGATGAAAAACATCTTTTGCATTTTAGTGACGTTTCCGATTCTGAATCAGATTCAGATTCTACTATAAAATTACCTAAAAATTCAAAAACATTAAGTAAATCACCTTTCCGTCTAACGACATCGTCATCAAAGGTTGCCGAGGACAACGAAAATATCGAAGACGACGAAGACGA